AACATGATCCTATGTTCCGCAGACGTTGCTTCAGCATTAACAATGGCTGGTGTATTAGATTACACTCCTGCACTTAATGCAAACTTAAACGTAGATGATACAGGAAATACATTTGCTGGTGTTCTTGCTGGTAAGTTCCGTGTATACATTGATCCATTTGCTGCTAACTTAGCTGCTGATCAGTACTACGTTGCAGGTTACAAGGGTACATCTCCTTACGACGCTGGACTGTTCTACTGCCCATACGTTCCTCTACAGATGGTTCGTGCAGTTGGTCAGGACACATTCCAACCAAAAATCGGGTTTAAGACTCGTTACGGTATCGTTGCAAACCCATTTGCAGAAGGTACAACAGTTGGAGCAGGTGCACTTACATCTAATGCTAACCGCTACTACAGAAGAGTTAAGGTTCAGAACCTTATGTAAATCTCTTTACATATTCATCAGAGACCCGAAAGGGTCTCTTTTTTTGTCTAAATAGAAATAAAACTAGTCTAATGAAACCCTCACCAAGAGAAGCAAGAGAGGCAAACAAAGCTTACGAAAAGGTTGTTGACCATCTCATTAGAGAAAATTATTGCTCAAACAAAGTTGATGCTGATAATATTATCAGTGGTATGAGTGAAGAGTGGTATTACATGATCATTAATGGATAATGTCTGCTAACCCATATTCAAATCAAATACAAAATCGTAATTTCTTATCACCGATAGGATTTAGATTTGCTTTGGGAAAAACTCCTAAAGTAGATTTCTTTTGCACAAATGCAAGAATACCTGAGATAAGTTTAGGTTTAGCAAACCAACCATCATATCTAAAAAATATTGATATACCTGGCGAAAAACTTACCTTTGGGGATCTTAATCTAAGATTTCTTGTAGATGAAAATATGGAAAATTATATGGGTATTCATAATTGGTTGACTGGATTAGGTTTTCCAGAATCAACTCAAGATTATGCAGATCTTGTAAGACCAAATAATCCAGATCCTAGAGACGATAAAAATCAATTTAGTGATGGTAAGTTGCACATATTAAATAGTAATTTTAGAACACAAACAATAGTTCATTTTGTGGATCTATTTCCAATATCCTTGACATCTTTGGATTTTGATGTTACACTAGATGATATACAGTATTTTACTGCAGAAGTTCAGTTTAAATATACAGTTTATTTCATTACAGGCAAAGATGGTAGAACTCGTCTATGAATCTTGAAAAAATTCAGGAGATGTGGCAGAATGATTCTGTTATAGATCCTGATAATCTACATGATGAATCACTTAAAATACCTCAACTACATTCAAAATATTATACAGTTTATAATACAATTGTTTTGTTGAGAGAAAAGGCATTGGATCAATATAAAAGAATCAAGTTAGAAAGATATAACTACTATACAGGAAAAGCACCAGCAGAGGTATATGCTGCCGAACCTTTCTCGTATAAAGTTAGAGAGAAGGATGCAATACAAAGACATCTTGAGGCAGATGAAAAGATGAGTCAGATAGATATGAAGATCAAATATTATGACACGATGCTCAAGTTTTTAGAAGAGATTATAAAGGTAATATCAAATCGAACATTTCAAATTAAGAACGCAATTGAGTGGAATAAATTCCAAGCAGGTTTTAATTGATAAATAGAATTGGAATGTTCTATATGAATGGCTAAACAGGTATCGGAAGGTTCACTTCATAAGTGGTTCAAAGGATCTAAATCTAAAGATGGTAAAGGTGGTTGGGTCAACGTCGTTACAGGTGGTACCTGTGCGAGTGATGAACCTGGAGAAGGAACACCTAAGTGTGTATCCTCTGCGAAGAGAGCAAGTATGACGAAGGCAGAGAGACTTTCTGCTGCTCGTAGAAAAAAGAAAGCTGACCCTAATCAGCAATCAAAATCTGGTGCTGCGAAACCAACTTACGTATCAACCGACAAACCAAAGAAAAAGAAAATGAAAGAAACTTATGAAAGAACCCTTACTCCTTTAACAGAGAAGGCAAAGAAGTGTTGGCCAGGATATGAAAAGAAAGGGACAAAGAAGATGTTTGGTAAGACGTATAATAATTGTGTAAAAAAAGAAGAGGTAATTCTTGAGAGACAAAAAGATAGCGATAATCAAAGATTAAGTCAAGAACGTGGTCGTTCTGATTATGGTAAAGCATCCATTCGTAATGTAAGAGCAACAGGTAAAGGTGGCAATGCTGCTGACCCTGCTGAAAGAGGTGCTGCAATAGATGCAAGACAAAAGGCACACAAAGAAAAACGTGGTGTAAAGACTAAGGGTATGAAAGAGGCATACTCTGCAAATCCTGCACAACAGGCAGCGATTGCGATTGCTAAAAAGAAAAAGAAAGAGGATGATATGGTTGCAAAGAAAATGAAGAAGGAAGAGATAGAAATTCAAGAATCAGATAAAAAAGGTAAGGGAAGTGGAACTAAAGATGCTTGTTATCATAAGGTCAAGTCAAGA